TTATGAGAGGGCATACGTGCTATGAAATCTTTAAAAAAACAAATCGGGGGTAGTCACTACAACCGATACAAGATACAACCTGCAGAATTCATCAATAAAAACAATTTGTTATTTGCTGAGGGAAATGCTATAAAGTATATTATGAGACACCCGCACAAGGGTAGCGGTAAGCAAGATCTAGAGAAGGCGATACACTACATAGAGATGATAATAGAAAGAGATTATGAATAAGCCGCTACAGATGCCCATGTTTAAACCCGAAACAGAATGGGTTCCACCTACACACTTACCAGATTTACGTGACCACAAAGAAATTGCAATAGACTTAGAAACAAGAGATCCAAATTTATTAACGTTAGGCTCCGGCAGTGTACGCGGTGACGGTGAAGTCATCGGCATTGCTGTGGCAGTAGAAGGATGGTCAGGTTATTTTCCTATCAATCACGAAGGTGGTGGGAACATGGACCGCGCATTAGTATTGGATTGGTTCGAAGAAGTTCTACACACCGACGCTACAAAAATATTTCACAATGCAATGTACGATGTATCCTGGATACGCTCCATGGGTTTTCAAATCCGTGGTGGTATCATTGACACATTGATTGCAGCATCATTGATAGATGAAAACAGATGGGGCTATGCATTGAATGCATTAGGTCGTGAATATGTAGGTATAGGTAAGAACGAAAAGATATTACAAGAAGCAGCAAAAGAATGGGGCATCAATCCCAAGTCAGAGATGTGGAGACTGCCGGCGCCATTGGTTGGTGAGTATGCAGAACAAGACGCAGTTGTAACGTTAAAGTTATGGCATGCACTACAACATGAAATATCAAAACAAGATTTGTGGGACATATTTAATTTAGAAACACAACTGTTTCCATGTCTGGTTGACATGAAGTTTAAAGGTGTGCGCGTTGACGTTGCAAAAGCAGAAGCTACAAAAGCACAACTGATCGATGCAGAAAAAGAAATACATCGTGACATACAAAAGCTAGCAGGATTCGAAGTCGAGATATGGGCTGCTGCATCCATTGCAAAAGCATTTGATCATGTCAAACTGCCATATGATAGAACAGAAAAAGGTTCACCATCATTTACAAAAAATTTCTTGGCGACTCATCCAGCTGAGTTACCAAAACTAATTAATCAAGCTCGAGAGATTAACAAAGCCAACACTACGTTCATTGATACGATATTAAAACATAACTACAAAGGACGTATACACTCAGATATTAATCAAATCCGTAGTGATGACGGCGGTACAGTGACAGGACGATTTAGTTATTCTAACCCGAACCTGCAGCAAATACCGGCACGACACAAGGAACTCGGACCGTTGATTCGGTCACTATTTATACCAGAAGAGGGCCACAAGTGGGGCTGCTTTGACTACAGTCAACAAGAACCACGTATCGTTGTGCACTTTGCATCTCTGTTAAAGCTAGAGGGAACACAAACTATTGTCGACGGCTACAATTCAGGCGACGCTGACTTTCATCAGATGATCGCGGACATGGCCGGCATCGAACGTAAACAAGCAAAAACTATTAACTTAGGATTAATGTATGGCATGGGCAAGAACAAGCTGATGGCTGAGTTAGGACTTCTCAAAGATGCTGCTGAGAAACTAATCAAGACCTACAATCAGAAAGCACCGTTTGTACGTATGTTGTCAGATGCAGTCGCAAGACGCGCAGACGACAGCGGTAAGATACGCACGATCGGTGGTCGCCTATGCCATTTTGATCTATGGGAACCACACGGATTCGGTATTAAAAAACCACTACCCCACGCTGATGCGTTAAGGGAGCACGGACCGGGGATTAAGAGAGCATTCACATACAAAGCATTAAATAAACTAATACAAGGATCAGCGGCTGACATGACAAAGATGGCTATGCTGGCATTGTACCAGGAAGGAGTTATACCCCATGTACAAATTCATGACGAACTTGATATATCCGTTGCATCTCTTGAGGATGCAGATAAGATCATTAGAATTATGGAAGAAGCTGTGGAACTGCAAGTTCCAAACAAAGTAGATTATGAAGAAGGGAGTTGTTGGGGTGACATACACTGAAGAATCACCAGCAGAGATAACGCTAGGCATTTGTGATAATTGCGATAACTACGTACCGTTTATTCGTATACCAAAAGGCGAACGACGTGTGTACGAATGTTTGACATGCCGTCACAAGTTTGAACAAAAAGTAAATGGTAAGGTTGTATTTAAAAAACTCGACGAGACATACAGGATAGTTGTATGAAGCATGGAAACAAGTAAACAACAAAAAGGTATTCGTGCTGAACTATTAGCGGCCATAGACTTCCTAGGAAAGCCAAATACGCACGTTTATTATGATTTAGGTGGTAAGGGTCCAGCGGACCTGGTTGTCGTGAATAGTGCGACGGGGACCGTGGATTTGTATGATGTCAAGATGAAAAGCTATCGTATGATGAAGGGTAAGATGAGATTGATAAACAGAACTAAAAACAAATCAGCAAAAAATTTAAATGTCAAGATTTTATATATGTGAAATGTCGGATGCTAAGAAAAAACACCCGACATATGAAGGTGAGAAGATATTTACTAAAATAAATTAAAATAAACTCTTGTCAAATAATATATTTACACTATATAATCCCATAGAATAATACAATAAGGAGAAAGAAACATGCCAGATACAAGCAGTTTTAAATCAGTGTCAGTCTCTGTGACTACACACAACCAATTGAAATCATTAGCAGAAAACCGATTTGAGGTTCCTGTTAGTATACAGAAAGTCATAGACTTTTTGTTAGAGAAAGAATTAAAAAAGAAAAATGGTAAAACTCGTTGAGACAATATGCCCGCGCTGTAATGGCAATGGCTATATTGTTGTTCTAGATAAAGACGCTTTTAGCAAAGAAATAGATTGCCCTATGTGTGAAGAAGAATTTATGCATATGGGTGGTAAAGTGACGACGCACAACGGCTATGTAATGCTGCCGATAGAGCAGACGCGCAGGAACGTTGAGGGTGGTCGTGAATCAATAATAAAATGGTCAGGGGAAACTTTGCCAGAAAAGGGCCAATAATGGACCCGGAACAGGAATATGGATGGTAGGAATGTTAATGCAAAAAAGAATATCTAATATAGAATGGGTCATTACGCGTTGTAACCCGGAGTTTAAAAAGGTCTGGGAGCGCAAACTAGAACAACTCATAAACAGAAGGGTGGAGATGGCTTATGAAAGAATGGTTGAAAACGCTAGAAGCGTACACTAGTTTTTCTATACTTGGGTTCACTATTTTTATTTGTCTAATAGTTATAGTTGTAAATTGTAAATATATCATTAAACTAGAAAACACTATTGACACAATGTGGCACGAGATAGAACAGGTGAAGGAGACTAATATTAGTTTATACCAATTTATCGAGGAACACAAAAATGACTTTGATTAAGGAAAACAATAAGGTGAGAAAAGAAATCCCTAACAGGATGATGAGTGCAACTTTCGCTCTACCGATCGATGGTAGACGGGTTGTCGGCATTGTTAATTACACAGCGACAGACTCTGGGTTAATGCCTCTTGCCTTTTGGATAAAACTCAAACCAACAGATTCTTATTTAGATAGAGAACTACGTGCAAGCGGCAAACTTATATCTAGGTGCCTACAACACGGTGAGTCATTAAAAGAACTAGTCGACACACTATCACAGGACAATGTGATTGGTCAGATGGCGAACTATCTACACAAGAATATGGAAGATATAATTATGGGCAAGCAGCCGGAAAAGAAACAACGTGAGTTGTCTACTGATCCGTATGCAATGAAGGAGTAACTATGGCAAAAGACGGCAAACACTATCCATCTAAAAAGTTTAAAGAAAACTTTGATGAAATATTTAGACCAGCACACTTAACAGATGCTGATGTTGAATATATTAAGGAACACACTGAACGAGTGTTTAATTTAAAACAAAAAGAAGAAGACAGAATTAAACAAATGGAACGGTTGAACGAGAAAGAATTGCAAGAATGTTTGACGAAATAGAAATAGAATGGATACCAGAAGATACGGGAGCACCGTACGAGGTAGACATGAACGCTGTAGAAGCTGATACACCAGCACACATCGTAGATAAATGGTGTAAAGAAAAATATGGACACACAAATTGGGCGCGTATGGGGGTAATGTCGCCGGAAGATTTATTAGGTAACCCCCACGATTTTGATTTTGACGAGGGGATAATATATTTTAAGAATGCTCATTTGGTATGAGGCAGGTTCATAAGTATGCTTATCCCAGTTCTACTAGAGCTAGTATTAAAGGTCTGCGACACTATTCTCTTGCAGGCGATATTCACGGACAGCGCTTACCATCGGTCACGACGGTTCTTGGCCAAACTCAGCCAAAAGATAAAGCAGATTCTCTTCAACGATGGCGAGACAAAGTAGGTGTTGAGGAAGCTAAGCGAATCACACAAGAAGCCGCGGCGCGCGGTACGGCGATGCATTTGTACCTGGAGAAGTATTGTCTAGGTGAAGGGTACTTGGATTTAACGGACGTTGGTAATCAAGCCAAGCATATGGCAGAAAAGATCGTGGACCGCGGGATTGATAACAGACTTACAGAGATATACGGAAACGAGGCTACGCTTTATTATCCAGGATTATACGCAGGGTCAGTCGATTTAGTTGGACAACACGACGGATCTATGGCTATCATTGACTTCAAGCAGACAAATAAACCAAAACAGCGAGAATGGATTGGCGATTATTTTCTGCAGATGGCGGCGTATGGTATGGCTCATGATGCAGTTTACGGTACAACAATTGAGAAAGGGGTGATTTTGATGTGCTCAAAGGACCTTTACTATCAGGAGTTTACGATAGAAGGTGAGGAGTACAAGCAAGCTAAACATGACTTCCTACGTCGCCTCGACCAATTTTACAAGGAAAACGGATAATGTATTTCGTTATTACAATATATTTACTAATAGCGGGGACCGACGAAGCAGTGCTAAAAGAGTACACAGCAAAATCTTTTAGAGATACTTGGCAATGTCATAGTTTTGTGCATAGAAACAAGATGGAGTTATTAACACCACACATAATTAAATACGGAGATGATTTAAAAAGCTGGGAAATATTCTGTGAGTCAAGATATTTGAAAGATTTGAAAGAAGCATGATAGGCTGTGCTATAGTGGAGATTAGACCCAACGATGTTTATTTTGTACGAACTTGCAGAACAGGCGGTAACGGTGGTAATTGAGGTAAATATATGATATTATTAAAAAAACAGTCTACCACAGGGTCTTTTTGCAACGGTAGAGGCGGTAGAGTAAATCAATTTTTGGCAGTTTTACGTTCTAACCGGCGCGATAGGGGTAGTTGTGTCAAATTTCTGACACTGGGGGGTCAAATCTCTACTATATAGGAGAATAGAATGATTAGAAAAAAACAAGCGCTAACAGAAGCACACGAAGTGCCAGCTAACGGCAGACCTACAGAAGTTAAGGTTGGTTATAGAACTATAAAAATTAAATACGTAAATCCTAGCTTTGTGTTAGATGACATGACAGACAGTTATGGTGAATACCGGGCCAGAGAAGGCGTTATATACATTCAGGATGCATTGGTCCCGCAAGAACGCTGCAACACCACGTGGCATGAAATACTACATGCTGTAGTTTATATATCTAGTCTTAATCAGGCAAACGGTCCTTTAAAAGAGGATGATGCAGAAGAATTAGTAGTAAACACCATTAGTAATTTTATGATGGGCGTATACAGGGATAACCCATGGTTGTTAGATATGCTTAAAAAACATTTAAATGAGATCGATAGCTGAAGATATTCTTGAGTGGTCAGAAAAATACCTAGAACCCAAGAACAAACATTTAGGTGATGTGCCTGTGTGCCCATATGCACGTATGGCAAGACTACAAAACAAATATAAAATAATAGAGTGTCATGAGGCAGATAAGTTTTTAGATTCTGTTTTACAGGGCATAGAAGAAATAAAAAATCCAGAAAAACAAATAGTTATAGTTGCTTGCGATGACATAGGATACAATTCTGAAGAATTAACAGCAATACTGCACGCATATAATTTAGTTTTTGTGCCTCAGGACATATACCTGATGGGTTTTCACCCTTGGGATGACGAAGAAGACGAGCCAGTAGAGTTTTTAGACACAGGTGAGTGGAGCCCAGACAATGAATTTATGATGGTGCTTATACAAAACTTTGATGAATTAGAAAAAGCTAGTGACAATTTACGTAAAACTGGATATTATTCGTTGTGGCCTGACGATTATTACGAAGGCACAGTTTTAAAACGACAATCTTATAGGAGATACAGATCATGATGGGTATGAAAAAAAGAGTTATGAAAAGAGGCGGTGGTTCTACGATGAAAAAACGCATGAAAGACGGCGGCTCTACAATGAAGAAACGCATGAAAGACGGCGGCTCTACAATGAAAAAGAGAATGAAAAAAAAGAAAAAGGGTTTAAAGAAAATAGATAAAAAGAAAAACCCTGGACTAGCTAAGCTACCTAAAAAAGTTCGTAACAAAATGGGCTTTATGAAACGTGGTGGTAAAGTTAAGTAATGGGTAAACGTCCAGGCCTATACGCAAACATTCACGCGAAAAGAAAGCGTGGAGAAAAAATGCGAAAGAAAGGTTCAAAAGGCGCACCTACTGCAGCTAATTTTAAAAGAGCTGCACAAACAGCGGGGAAAAACAAATGACCAAACTTTGTCCAAGAGGAAAAGCAGCAGCTAAAAGAAAATTTGACGTATATCCGTCCGCGTACGCAAATGCGTACGCGTCTAAAATTTGTGCTGGCAAAATAAAAGATCCTTCTGGGGTAAAAAGAAAAGATTTTAGGGGGAGCAAAGCAAAGGGTGGTTTAGTAGAAGCAACTAGAAAACTAAAAGCACAAGGTCTCAAGAACGGAGGCCGTGTTGCAAGAGGTTGTGGAGCCATTATGAAAAACCGTAAAAAGAAAACTAAGTACGCATAACATGGCTAGTCGAAACGGACTAGATAAATGGTTCAAACAAGACTGGGTTGATATCGGTGCTAAGAAAAAAGGCGGTGGTTTCAAAAAGTGTGGAAGAAAATCTGCCAAAGGTAGCAAAAGAAAATACCCTAAGTGTGTTCCAAGAGCTAAAGCCAATAAGATGACCGAGTCACAAAGGCGTAGTGCTGTTTCAAGAAAAAGAGCAGCAGGTAATCCTGGAGGAAAGCCGACTAATGTTCCTACCTTTTCAAAGAAAAGAAAACAAATGGGTATGGGAGGAATGGTGTAATGGCTGACCCAAAAAAAGGTACAGGCAAAAAACCAAAAGGTTCGGGAAGGAGATTATATACTGATGAAAATCCAAAGGACACTGTACGTATTGCGTTCGCGACTCCGCAAGATGCCAGGAAGACTGTGGCGAAGGTCAAAAAGGTATCTAAACCGTTTGCGCGCAAAATTCAAATCTTAACAGTTGGTGAGCAACGTGCTAAGGTAATGGGCAAAACACAAGTCGCAAGTATTTTTAAAAAGGGTAAAGAGGCAATTAGGAAAAGTCATGGCAAGAAAACAAGATAAAATGCCAGCAAGAAATAAAAAGAACTTTAGACCAACAAAGTCTGGAGCAGGCATGACACGTGCTGGTGTCGCTGCGTACAGAAGAGCCAACCCTGGTAGTAAATTAAAAACAGCAGTAACTGGTAAAGTTAAACCCGGTAGTAAAGCTGCAAAAAGACGTAAATCTTTTTGTGCAAGAAGCGCAGGTCAAATGAAAAAATTTCCTAAAGCTGCAAAAGATCCTAACTCTAGATTAAGACAAGCAAGAAAGCGATGGAAGTGTTAAATGTGTAAAAATTGTGGACATAGTTGTCACTGTTCTAATGGTAGTAGTTGCACTAGTTGTGGT